GGTCGGCTGCTCCCAAAGATTCCGTTAAGTATTCGAGTTGGGGAGCCGTCCCGTTATGGGGCGGTTATTTCTTTATGTATTGTAAAATACCAAAGATAACAACGGCGATAAAGTTTAACAATAAAATTGTTTCGCTTATGCTCACGTTGTCACCTCCTTAGAGGAACAACCTCGCCGCCTCTCTTGATTACATCCAAATTATATCATAGTAAATTCAATATGTCAATGCTTTTATTTCATTTCCCCATAAAAAGATGGGGATTTTATTTTATCTCAACTAGTATTAAAAGTAAGGTTATTTAAATTAGTATTAAATCCATTGACAAAAAGAAAGAAAAAGATTAAAATAAAAGTATCAATTCAGATGATCGTTATTTTAAATACTAAAAGAGGGATAATAATGAAATACGGATACGCCAGAATCAGCAACCGCACACAAAACATCGAAAGACAAATCCGCAATATCAAAGCCGCAGAGCCGGAAGCTGTTATTATTCAAGAAACCTACACCGGACTTAAAACAAACCGCCCCGCATGGGATAAGCTGAAAAAGAAGCTGCAAGCCGGGGATACTGTGATTTTTGACAGTGTTTCCCGCATGAGCAGAAATGCAGAGGAAGGATTTATTTTATATGAAAATCTTTACCACAAGGGTGTGGAACTAGTCTTTTTAAAGGAGCCATATATCAATACAGGCATTTATAAAGAAGCCATGCAGAGGCGCATAGATTCCACGATAGCAACAGGCAATCAAGCCACAGATACCTTTACAAATGCGGTTCTTGAGGCTGTTAATAATCTTCTTATGGACTTAGCACGCCAGCAGATCACAGCCGCCTTTGAACAGGCTGAAAAGGAAGTAATGGACTTACATCAGCGTACTAAGGAGGGCATCGAAACCGCCCGGCTAAATGGGAAACAGATAGGCCAGAAGAAAGGCGCAAAGCTTATAACTAAAAAGAGTATTAACGCAAAAGAAGAAATCAAAAAGCATAGCAAATCCTTTGACGGTTCCCTAAACGATATTGACTGTATGAAGCTGATCGGATTAAGCCGAAACACATACTACAAGTACAAAAGAGAACTAATACAAGAAATATAGAATATTCCTATCATGAACGGGCCTGTTAATAAATTTAACGGGCCTTTATTTGTAGCCTTTTGTCGCTTTCAGCTTCCCCACCCCCTGGGGGATATTAAAAGGTGTCTTTGAGGCGAGTTAGCCCCTCTACCACCCGCAAAAAAATAAAGCATTAAAAAAGCGTTTTAAAATTCAAATCACCAAGCAGATACGCTATATATAGATTATTTTTATTATCAGTATACAATATATTGTATTTTTCCTTTTTATAGTATATAATAGAGACATAAAAAGTTAAAGAAAAGAGGTGATAACATGGAACTAACACCAGAGGCCAGAATAAAAAGGAATGCCTATCAAAGAGAGTGGCGCAAGAAGAACCGGGACAAAGTTATTAAATACCAAGCTGCCTATTGGGAAAAGTGCGCTTTGAAAGAACCACCACAGCAGAAAAGCGTTAAATCCACAGGATAAAGATGGATCGGCTTGAAATTTGAAAGAAAGGAGGGTTCCATAAATCTGGAAAATAAGTTTCAAACCAGCTCGGAGCAGGAACTTGTAAAGCAGGCCAAGGCCAAAAGCAGGCTTTATAAAACTCAGTCGGATGAGCACAAATCTGATCTGCTTTCCAAGGATATCGGAAGCAAGCTTGATATGCTGAAAAATATTAAATGCACCCAGCGCGTGGATTTTAATGACGTTGCCGCAGTTCAGCGGCGCACTTATGAGTATATGGAAGTTTGCAAGGATGCGGGTATGTTCCCCACCGTTATGGGATTATCTGCCGCGCTGGGATACAGCCGGAGAGGATTAAACAAATACCTTACAGAGCACGACAATTCCACAACGCACTTTCTAGAATCGGTTAAGGATATTTTCGCCGATATTATGAGCAATGCAGCTTTATTCAGAAACGCGGATGCAGCAACCACGATCTTTATTTTAAAGAACTGCGCCGGATTCGTGGATAAAATCGAAATCGCGCCGGTACAGCCTAATCCGCTTGGAGATGAACCTGATCCCGATGAAATCGCGGCAAAATATGTTTCCATGCTGCCGCCAGAAGATGATTAATTTTGAAAAGGAGATATAATACTGGAACTTTATAAGGATTTAAGGGCCAATGTAAGCAACCTGTTAAAAAATGTCGATAAAATTGATGAGCTTGTAAAAGAACGCAGCGCAGAAATCGAACAATGGGATTCTAATACCGTATATAGTCAGAATACTATAAACGAAAAAAAACGTTCTCTTTGGGGGTCTTATGCTCAAAGAATTAAACCTTTTGCAGACAATGCAATAAAATCTCTTGTGGAAATTCGGGATTCTGCAGAAGTTTACAAAGAGGGTTTGAATTTTAGGGATCCCATTTTAAAAGACGCACTGTTTATTATTGACACGGCAAAAGAAACACTACCTGTTCAGGCGCAGAGTTCTATTGCACATTCTTTCCGTGGCAATATTCCAGCCTTACAGCTGCTAAAAGGAATTTATCATAAATATGGGTATTGGTGTGAAGAAACTATCAATGAGATGTTGAAGCCTATCCCCTATTTTGTTTATGATGAGGTGTTTTCTGCACTGTCAAAAGCGGCTTATGATGGAACCTGGGAAAAGCCATACAATTTAAAGGAATTTTCTGATTTTGCCGTTAGAATGGATTTTAATATTTCCTCAAATCCCTATATTGATGAATTGGAAAGATTTATCATGAAGTATAAGGGTAATGACAGCGCACTTGAAATTTACAAGCAATTCAAAGATAAAATTGATAAGGCTGCCCACGTTATGGATATTGAAAAAGTAAAAGCGTTGTGTACAGAGGCAATAACATTAATTCTTGCTACCGTACAAGCTGACGCCGCCATCTAATTGCGGGACGTTAATATATATGCCCTCCCTGTCATTTAAGGCAAGGAGGGCAAAGCTTTTTATACTTATTATCATTAAATAAACCATATATTTTGTAATGTAAGGGGTAAACTAAGGGGTAAAATATAAAATCGGGCAAAAGAAAAAGGCTCACAAATCCAGCAATAAAGCCAAATTTTGAACCTTTTAACTTGAAAGTAAAGACCTATTTTGATACGAAATGCACACCCCATGGATAAATCGTTAATAGGTGCAATAATTGTTAAAAGATGCACACCTCAGTTCTACACGAAAGGCGATGGGTCTAGAACACGCTCTAGTTCGGCAAAAAGTTCGGAAATGTACGGAAATAACTTTGTATTATCAAACTGCCGAAGTTCTTCAATTGACTCTTCTAGGCCGCATTGGAGCCGGACATCACTTGGGTCGGATGCCAGTTGCACTCGATTTCCATTACGATTTTCTCGATAAAATCCCATTAAACGAGGACCTGAAAATTTTTGGATTTCCGTGTAGATAGGCTTTCCTTTGTGCTTACAAAAGTTATACATCTGCCTAATATTGCTGTGTCCATACTCTGACCAAAAATTAATAATCATATCAATAGCAGTTGAAAACTCTGGGCACATAACCTTTAAGTAACCAAAGGGGTTTTCTTCGGCATTTGGATTGGTAACTAAATTTTCGGCTTTTCGCATTAATTCAAATGCTTCTTCAACGGGGCGAATTCCTCCAAAGTTAATCCGTTCTCCTCGCTGTGTTAAAGCAAACTCTGTAGCCAAATAACAAGCAGTCCAAGAGAGATCTACTACTATGTTATAATAAGTCAGAGCAACTTCATAAAAATATGCTTTGAAAGTCAATTCAAAGTACTGTTGTGCATCTTCTTGCTCCACACGATTAAACCAGTGATCCCAGTCTGTGTTTTCTGTTTCGTCCATAAAAATACGAGCAGCAGAATACTGTTCTATTATCTCTTTCTGCTTTGAACGAAAATACACATCCTTACTGGATGGCAAGGATGCCCCTAGTAAGTTAATCTGCCGTGTTGTGGGACGCTCAAGTGAAAATATGTCTCCAACAAATTCCATTTATCTTCCTCCTATCATCGTTCACAGTTAAACATATATCCATCTGTCACCATCCCAATATGGCTGCTCTTGATGGCGGGATTCATGAAGGTCATCGAACAGATTAAAAGCAACGGTTCTTGCAGTATCGAAGTCGGTGATTTTCCTTCCGTGGTACTCCCATTGCTGTTGTCCTTTATAAATGATACCCCATCCCGGTCCAAACTTGCTCTTCATAATGGTGATATAGTCGCCTTTATAACGCAGCGTGTAGTTGCCAGTTTCGGGTTTGCGATACCACTCTTGCTTCATGAAGTTTTTTCTACGGTTAACACGGTTCTTTAGATTCCGTTCTCGATCCTGTGGCGTCACATAATCACAGAGCATTTTCGAGGCACAGTCACAGCCGACCCGTATTTCCCCGTCATAATTAGGGTGCTTCAATAAATGGACATATCGGATTTTCTCTTTGCCGCACATCTCGCATTGTTCATACGGAATTGGATCACCGGGATAAACATCCTCTCCCAAATCCTCCATACCAACATATTGCCAGCCCTTGTGTGGAATATCAGCTTTATCCCAACGCATCAGTCTGTCACCTCCGGCGGGTCGAAATCGTTGTCCGTACATTTGCGGATGATATGCTTTGTGCGGTCAAGCGGCAGAGGGACATCCTCCTCTGCAAAATACTCCACCTTCACAACTTCCGCTGCGGAGTGGTGGTTATCCTTGCCAACGGGTACAATCACATAATCGCCAACGGAAATATTGTCCTCATCAGCAATGTAGTAATAGCTTTTGTAGCCCTCGTCAAATTCCACGCTACAGTAAATGTAATCGGTTCTGCGGCGCTTGACCTTCTCGTAGACCGCAGGATCGAGTATTTCACCCATTCCGTAGAAACGCATAAACTGCCATACGGAGTCGGCAAAATCGCCCCAGAACTCTGGAAGAGCCTTCTTATCGTATATTCCCTGGATAACACGCTGTGGTCCTTTCGTAAAGTCCACGGTGATAGTGTAATCCTTTGTTTCAAACGGGTTGCTAACCACATCATCGGGGTTGCCTTCGATCTCACCGAACAGGTCAT